CCAAATCCCTTGTTGGGGTTAGCGATAGTACCGCCAAGGAGGATATTGTTACGGTTTTCGCCGTTGCTATCCTTTACCCACACCCAACGACCGCCGCGAAGTTTCTTAGCGGTCTCGAAAAAGTATTGGAGATTCGTAACCATAATTTTTTGTTATTTAAAATGTTATTGAACTTTCACTTTCTTTAGCGAAGCAATGAAGTCCTCGTCGCGCTTTTGCGTTTGTTGAGGTGCCAACGGTGCAATGTCGCCAATGGAATCTTTAAAGATTTCCTTAAAGCGCGTTACAAGTGCGTCGGCTTGCTCCTTGTCTTCTTTATCCAACTTAACATCATAATCCGTCGCAAATTTCTCGAACGACGCATGCAGATTTTGTCGGATACCTTTCTTGGCCAATTCCATGATGTTCTTGAACTTGGTGGTTTTCTTTTCACCGTCCATGAACTTTTCATAAGCATCCAACTTGTCTTGAACCTCTTTAGGAAGTACAACCTCGTTGGGCTTTTGATTTGATTTTGGCACTTTCTTTTCCAGCTCAGCGATTTGGGATTTGTAGCCGTTTTCTTTCGTCTCAAATTCCTTGGTCTTATCCGTGATAATAAGGCTTGCACCACTAAAAGCGGAATTAAGCGCAAATTTCATGTCACCAAGTGCCGTTTCATCGTCTGCTGCTGCGTCTGGATAACGCTTTGCAAGATGTTCCGCAAACTTGTCTTTAAAACCATCGGTGAGTGTCGCGTTGGTGTAACTTTTCTCGTTACAATAGTCGTTTACTTTCTGTAAAGCCTCTTCTTTTGTCATAGTTTTCTACTATTTAAAATTTAAATAAACAAAAATGTTTGGTGCAAAGATACTATAATTTATAATATTCAAAAAACGTGTATTTACGTCTTCTCTTTGAAAACCCTCATTTTTCAAATACTTTTCAAATATGTGGTCAAAAACACATTGAAACAATGTGTACCTTTGCAACAAGAAATTTCTTTTAGTTTAAGTTGTATATATTATATAAATAGGTTCGCGTATGGCGAGAAAGCGTAACGACATAGTACTGGCTCCGTTGGAAGATGGCAATCAACGACTTGCTATCCGTTCTAACGCAGACATCGTGTGCTTTACTGGCGGTACTGGTGGCGGCAAATCCGTTGCTTTGTATTATGCGCCAATAGAACACCTTGCTATGAACGATAACGCTAAGATAGTTTGCTTTATGCGTAACGTATCGGACTTTTGGGGCGCAGGTAAGGTGAATGACACACTAAAGAAAATGTACCCACTTATTGACCGTTCAGTAAAGAAACAACCGCATGACCCGATAGGCGAAATTATCCGTAACCAAACGGATATGGGTATGAAACTTTACAACGGTAGTGAGATAAAGTTCCAACAATTAGACAACGAGAACCCTATTGTTATTGATAAGATTGCCAAAGGTTTGCAAACAAAGAAACTAATCTTTGACGAGTGCAATAAGTTCCTTTGGCGCACAATATCCGCTTTTTTTCCACGTTTGCGTAGTGATTCAAGCGGCAAGGCGCAAGTATATTTGGCACAAAACCCCGAGCGCGAATGTTTCATGCGTAAGATGTGTGGAAAGGGCGAGCACGGTGGCGGTTGGATTAACGATGACGGTACTGTAGATAAGTCGATGGACGGTGTTGTTATGTTCTTTTGTATGCCGAATGGAGACCTTGACAAGTGTGTTTGGGGTAGAACAAAACGCGAAGTGTACGAAAAGTGCAAAGACCATATAGATTCGCTTTTGGCCGTTGACCCAGATATGACATACGAGGATTTCATCCTTTCGATGGCTTTCTTTACGTTTGATGTGCGCGATAACAAGAAAATGCTATCCAAGAACAAAGGTTATCGCGGTTTGGCCGCTAATAGTGCCACCGCAGCATCTGCCTATCAAGTTAATTGGAATTATTCGATTAACGACGAGGAAGAAAATATTGATGACATTGTGAACGTGGAACTTTCAAAGATGGACGTTGAAAGAATGTTTAGACCTAAAGACGTTCCACGTGATAGCGAACTTTTGAAACGCCGCATGACAATGGATATGGCCACCACTGGTTTTGATAATCTTACTTTCAAATATTGGGAGTTGTGGTCACATTACGGATGGATTTGCCGCGATATTCGCTATTCGATGGATAACAATAACCGCGAGGCCGTTATGATGGCAATGAATTTCCGCGATAAACACAACCTACAAGAAAAGGAAATGATTATCGACGTGCAAGGTTTCGGTTTCTTAAAAGAATGTTTCCCACGTGCCATATTGTTTAGCGGTGCAGGAACGCCGTCTAATCGTGGAAAGACGCAATTTAGGACGCTGAAAGACGAGGCTGGACACGTGACAATGGAAATGATACAATCTGGCTTGATTCACTACGAGCCGCAATTGGCCAATGCGCGTTACAATCATAAGAATATGAAACGCGAGGGAGGTACGACTTACTTAAAGCACATGATTTTTGAAAGCCGTATATTCCAATTCAAGAAAACGCCCAATGGACGCATAATGATGATGAACAAAGATGATATGCACTCGTTGCTAAAGGGTATGTCACCAGACCTTTTCGATAACGTCATATTGCTTTGTGGTGGTAGTATCTACGATTGCCATAAAATGCTTAAAGAGGACGCAGGAATAATCCGCAAGCAATTACAAGCAGATGATATGTTGGCGATGCTTAACGTGACGAATGAAAACTACGTTGACCAACGAATACACCGTAAGAAGATACGTAACGCAAGTGAAATATTAAATATTTTAAGTACGATATAACGATGATTAGACTACATGACATAAAATGGTTTCTCCAAGACCCTAATCGGCTTGTTAAAATGAAGCCTTTTACACGTGGCGGCAAAATGGTGCCTCATGGTTACGAGGGCGAGCCTATCTTGAATAACACAATCCTTGATACTGGCTTTGCGAACCTTGAACTTACGCCTATTTCGCAAGACCGCTACATTACGGAATACAAGCCAGACTTGCATCACATTTTGTTGAACGAGTCAATCCCTCACATCAAAGTGAGAATCGACGGTACGCCGTTGAACTTTGGCATGATGGATATGACCCAAACGTGCTCGTTCCAAAAGTTGATTCACGCCGCACATGTCCGTTCTCTTACGTCTAATCCGTTGTTGTTTAACCTTGGTAAGAACGATACCAAGAATGGCGGTATAGAACCATTTGAAACAGTTAAAGACGAGTGGGGGCAACGCAATCTTGACTGGCAGCTCGCACGTGCTATCAACATTTGTAAGAAACTTGGTAACTGTGGCCTTTTATTCAGTTTTGACAAGGAAACGGAAAAGACGGTCGTAACAACGTATAGTTATCGTGACGGCTATCAAATCGTACCAAACTATGACGAGTACGGCTTTGAGGTTGCACGTTCTTTGGTGTATCAACTTGACGGCAAGACGATTATTGATACATACGATAACAAGAACCATTACCGTTGCACACCATCCGATGACGGCAAGACGTGGAATATTCAAAGTGAAGTACACGGCTTTTCACGTTGTCCGCTTTTGCACCGACGCGAAACGGTTGCTTGGGAATACGCACAAAGTTCATGCGAAATGTGGGAACTTATGGCAAATATCAACAATATTGCCTTGAAACGCTTTGGTACGTTTGCTCTTGTGTTTACAGGTGAAATGGATGCCGATTCATTCAAGCGCGATAGTTCTACGTTGATTATCAACCTTTCAAGCGACATAACGGGTGGAAAGCAATCTGCCGAGGTGTTGAAGATGCCAGAGCCTACGACGATGAATGATTACCTAAAGACTTTAGAGGAAAAAATTTCATTGTTCTCGTCCACATCTTTCATTACACCAAAGGATATTACAACTACCAATAGTGGAGGTAATGGTATTGCACTTGCTATGTCGAATGACTATGCTTTGGCAACACAAAATGCAAAGGATTGGAAAAAGTTTGTCAATGACATGGTGTATTTGCACCAAGAGGGGCTTGACCTTGAAAACAATGGTGTTGACAAATATTCCAAACTTCATATTGCTACCGAAATCGTGCCTTGGTCATTGGAAACCAACAATACCAAGATTACGAACTTGTCTATGGAATCTCAATGGCTGTCTATGAAAACGGTCATCGAAAAGTCGCCTGATGCAGCACCAGACGAGGTTGAGCGTATCATAGGGGAACGTGGTGCGCTTATTCCTTTGGACGGTATGCAAAAAAATGCGGAAAAAGCCAAGAATATTAGCGAAAACCGTAGCGACGAAATCGTAGATAACAAGGTTAAAACTGGATTATCTTAACAAGAAAGCGAGGTGATTATGGATATGGAAATTTACAATATTATCAATACGCTTGTAACCGTCTTTCTTGGTGGGGGATGGTTCTTGCATTGGAGGGCAAGTAAGCGAAAGGCAAACGGCGAGGCAAAGCAAGTCGAGGCCGATGCCTTTAAATCCATGCAAGATGCCTATCAACAGATGCACGAAGATGTTCTTAATCGTTTGAAAGAAGTTTGTGATGAACGCGACCACTATAAGGATGAACGCGACGAAGAACGAAAGGCTAACAGGGAATTGAGACAGAAATATACCGAGTTGGACGAACGTATGACAAACTTGGATTTACAGTACAAGAGGGATATTTCAAGGCTTGGAAGAAGAATAGATGTACTTTCCCCTTTTCTATGCGGTGTGGCAGGCTGTATGCACCGCAAGAAAGTTAGTCTAATGGAGAATATTGACGACAACAGCTTTGCTTCGACACAAGACGATAACGAACCACAAAACATAGAAAAAGATGGAAACAATCAAGAAGGGTAGCCAAGGTGCGGCAGTAAAACAATTGCAAGCCGCATTGCACCTTGCACAAGATGGTATCTTTGGCCGTATTACAGAGGAGGCAGTACGTGATTTCCAACGTAAGAACGGCTTAAAGGCAGACGGTATCGTCGGATATGCTACTTGGGCTAAGTTGCTTGGTGATATTGACAAACTAAAAACGTCCTCGCGCCGCATCAATGAAATCATCGTACATTGTAGTGCAACACGCGAAGGCCGTGACTATACGGTGGCCGACATCACAAAATGGCACAAACAACGTGGCTTTAATGACATCGGCTATCACTATGTGATTTATCGTGACGGTAGCATACACAATGGCCGTGACGTTAATTTGGTGGGCGCACATTGCACGAACCATAACGCACATTCCATTGGCGTGTGCTATATCGGTGGGTGTAAGACAGACGGCACGTCGCCAAAGGACACGCGAACAGATGCACAAAAGGCCGCTTTGCTTTCTTTGTTAAAGGATTTGCGCAAGAAATATCCCTATGCAAAGATACATGGTCATCGTGACTTTGCTAACAAGGCTTGCCCTTCTTTTGACGCAAAGAATGAATATAAGAATATATAGTTATGAAGATAAAACATGTTTACGGTAACGTCTTAAAGTTAGACATACCGCTTACTATCAAGATAAGAACGATAGAAGAGGGCGCACCCAGTGAAAGGGAAGAACCCTTTTACCCTGATGCTACCAAAGGGTGTATCGTGGAACTTGCCAACAACTACAATCGAAAGATTGAGTACGAGGCAACCATAAACGACAATATTGCACATATAGAAGATAGTGGTAAGATTAGCATTGGGCAATACAAATTAACCGTAAAGTGTTATGATGCCGATGGAAATCCTTATCGTTATATGGTTCGTGACATTGTCGAGATTTGCGATGCCACTGCGGATGCTGGCATTGAAGCTGGCGTTGAATTTGATGCGGAGACATACACATTGGAGGGTGCAGTGTTCAGTGTGATGCGCGGCTTTTCGGCCTACGAAATTTGGCTTCAGCATGGGCACGAAGGCACGGAGGAAGATTTCTTGGAATGGCTTCGAGATGACAGCATGAGCGGGGAATATATTAACAACGAAAACAACGTCTTCGGTCTGCACGCAAAATGGAACACGTACCTCGTGCTCAAGAATCCTGTAAATATACTTAATCTTGTAACCGACGCCATTTCGGAGGCAGGTGCCGCCCACAGCACTGTCATTTTCACGGCTGCTGCCAATTTAATGCTATCAGTAACTTCGGGCGTTAATACTACCACCAGCCAGCAGTGGTCTCCGAAATTTATTGAGGGGAACATCTATGCGATGCGCTTTGTTGGTGTTCGCAATGAAGAGGACACCACCACCCACATCGTCTGCTGGTTCGACAGTAAACTGGCGGCAGTTGCCTATACAGGGTCTTACAATGACTTGGAAGACAAGCCGACGATTCCCGACACCTCGACATTCGTGCCGACATCCCGCAAGGTAAACGGCAAGGCTCTCACGGGCGACATCACGCTCGGTGCAGGGGATGTGGGTGCACTGCCTGCCAGCACGCCGATTCCCGCTTCGGTGACGGAGCAGACGGTGGCAAGCTGGGGTTTCACGAAGAATACGGGCACTTACTCCAAGCCCTCGACGGGCATCCCAGCGAGCGACTTAGAGGATGGCGTTATACCGTCGCTCGCGGGCTACGCCACGGAAACGTGGGTGGGACAGCAAGGCTTCATCACGCGACATCAGGACATCAGCGGGAAGGAAGACAAGGTGGTTGTGGTAGATGCTTCTACACTCCCATCTTCGCTTGACCCCAATAAGGTGTATCAGATGGGTACTTTGACGGGAAGTGTGACTATTCCTGCCTTCTCTGCCGTGGCAAGCGGTGACACGGAGGTGAAGATATGGTGCTTTACCTTCTCTACGGGAAACACTGCGCCTACCATCACATGGCCCGCTGGCATTACGGGATGGAGCGGAGGAAGTGCGCCTACTATCAATGCTTCCAAGAGCTATGAGGTGAGTGTTATGAACGGCATAGCGGTAATTATTGAAGTATAGGAGGACAAGATATGATGTACTATAAAATGATTGGAGACCGACAAGTTTTCTCAGATTGTAAGACAATACAGACGAACGATGGTATATGGATAAGCAATCCGACTGTGGAGCAGATTGCGGCGGCTGGATGGGCGGAATATGTTCCTCCCGTGATTCCGCCAGAGCCTATGACTGAGCCTGACGAGTTTGAGATTATCCAAGCCGTTAAGAAGATGCTTGCCGAGAGTACCGAGAGCCTTTCGGACGAGGATGCGCTTGCGGTGGCTGCACTTTATCCTACTTGGTCTTCCAAGATTGGAGAGCAGGTTAGCGTTGGAGAGCGGTATTGGTATGACGGGAAACTGTGGAAGGTGGTGCAGGCGCATACCGTGCAAGATAATTGGACTCCCGACGTGAGCGTTTCTTTGTTCACCGAGGTGACCATTGACGAGTGGCCTGTATGGCGGCAGCCTACGGGAGCGCATGATGCCTACATGAAAGGCGACAAGGTGACTTTCGAGGGAACGCACTATGTGAGCTTGATGGAATATAACACTTATTCGCCGGCGGCTTATCCCGCAGGATGGGAGGCACGGGCATGATAGAGCTGTTGATGAGGAGGAGGGGGATGGCGAAGAAAAGTCTTCCTTATGGTGCGGAAGTGGAATATTTGGAGAGCAATGGCATCGACAATATATCCATTAATACACTTGTTCCTATTCAGGAAGGTCTTGACATTAAGTGTGAGTTTCTCATTAATAGTTTTACATCGTATGGCACAATCTTTGGAAATATTAATAGGCCATTGTTAGTTAGACAATATAGTACGACTGGGAAAATACAGTGCCAACTTCTTCCAAACTCGACACCTTATACGGATACCGTTGTAATTCCTGTCAATGAATGGCATATTGTGCAATATAAGGTATTTGACACAGAACAATCATGCACTCTTGATGGGAGAGTTATAGCAGCAGACACAAGGTCTTTTAATAATAAATACGTAGAAAAAATACATTTATTTGCCGCACATTCCAAACAAGTAAGTAATATGCGCATTCGCCGATTTTCCGTTAAATTACATGGCGAATTGATATTGGATTATATCCCCTTCCGTGTAGGCCAAGTGGGCTATATGTATGACAAGGTAAGTGGTACACTTTTTGGCAATGCAGGCACTGGAAACTTTATATTAGGAAATGACGTATGAGAATAACCGAATCACAAATAAATATGACTTCAAGACAGGCTATCCTGAGAGGTTGGTGTTTGAGGTTTAACAAAAGAATACAAAAACATATAAGGATTATGGAACAAACAACTGATGAAAAACTCCGCTATGCAGAAATGTGGCGGCAACAACAATTGATGAATAATGGTTGTGGCACACCTATGGTATATTTGCTTGTGGCCGTGTTCATTTTGTGCCTTATGTCATGTGCGACAAAGAAAGAGGTCATCAAAGACGAAAAAGAAAAGACCGAGGTAAAGGTTGATTCTGCAAAGACCGAAATTGTCAAGCAAGACTCTACTGATGTTACCCATAAGACTGACGTAAAGGAAACTGAAAAAGTAGAAACAAAGAGCAAGGTAGAAAAGTCCGATTCCACCGTTATGACGGTTGATGCCCAAGGTAATGTAATCAAGCAAGAAACGTGGCACAAAGAAAAGGAAACCGTGTCACGTAACCGCGAATATGAAAAGCAATTGCTTGATTCAATCGCACTTTTTCGCCTTGCACGTGATTCGCTGAGACAATACATAGCAAAGTGCGATTCTTTGACCGAAAAGATAAACCATCAAGAGGCTAAGGTCGTTGAAAAAACAAAAATTCCTAAATTCTTTAAGATTTCTTTGGTTTTCTCGATTCTTTGTTGTATCTTTGCATTTGTAAAATTGATAAGATGGCTCAAAATACATTTGGACGTAACTTAACGTTTCCCATATATAACGCTGATGGAACATCGTTTCACAACCTTGTCTTGCATAAAGCGGTTGTGGATAGTGTCGTAATGTCACTTGGAGACAAGATAACTGGCGATGTTTATTATAAAGACAACGCACTTGATGTTACGATGCACGAATACATCATGTTCAAAAGAAACCCGAATGACGAAAACGAAGACTCCGTAAAATATGTTCTTGTAAGCCCACCTACGATAGTAAGAGAGGGTATGGTTTCGGATAATTCCGAACTAAAGGGAATGACAAAATACTCTTTCGTGTTCTACCATCCAATGTATGTGTTGAACAACATACCTTTTAGCGACGTTGCGGTAACAACGGAACAAGAACGCTACTTGTCGCAAAACAAGGAGTTTTCTTGGATTGGCTATCCAGACGATTTCATTGCAAAGGTAAATAAGAACTTACAACAAACACAATGGACTGTAGAGAAAAGTTCGCGTTTCCCGAACGAAAAGGATAGTGTTCTTAGCGGCGTTTTATCGTTTAGCAACAACACTATTGCCGATGCTTTAAAAACATGGTACGACACATGGGAAATCCCTTATGTTATAGACGTTGTAAAAAGCGGAGAACAAGGATATTCAGATGGGAAACGTTTTAAGATAGTGTTCGGTTTGCCTTCAACCGAAATCTACGCACAAGGCAATAATAGCACGCCGTTTGTTTTTCAAATGGGAAAAGGTCTTGGATTAAAGAACAACTCCCGTACACCGCGAAACAACAAGATTATAACTCGTATTAGCGGATATGGTAGTGAAAGCAACATTCCTTATGGCTACCCACAAATCATTTGGACTGGTAATCAAGAATGGGATTACACGATAAACAATGCAAGCGGAATGCAAACGATTACCGTTGGAGGTAAGACGATACAGGCAATGTCTTATCCTATCTACGACGGTATTGTTGGCGGTCAAAAGGTAAGGCTTATCAAGCATCCTTTCACACGCACGCACCTTATGCCTACTGTGTATTCGGAAACGGTAAACAAGAAAGTAAATCCACTTAACCCGAACTACAACCCTAATGGCGAAATCGTTGATTATTACGATGCTGTGGCAACACAAGAATATCCATACGTGAACGAAATAGACCCATCTGCACCATCTTACGAGATACACCAATTCGAGGATATTAAACCTGAAATGAACGTTGGTGGTGAAAATGTTGAAATTGTGGATGCCGTTCCGTTAAATTCCGACCTAACACCAGCAGATGCGTGGGATGACACGATGGATGATGAGGGTAACTACGTGCAAAGTTTCTTTAGACTGGATTTGCCTATCTTGCCGTTTGATATATATGCTTGTGCTTCGATAACCGAGGAAATGTCTATCAATATGCGTTCTGGTGCTTGCATGGGGTGTACGTTCAATGTGCAAGTGGATTGGGAAGACTATAAGCGTAATTTCTACAAGGATGATGGAACGTTTGACCCCGTTATTCATACCACAAGTGGCGACGGACACGTAAGAAATGGAGAACGATACCCAGATAGTAGCCAAACGGCAATAAGCCTTATTGTGCAAAAGGACAACAAAACCTTTGGAACAATAATGCCTAACGTGTACCAAAAGCCGTATCAAGGTGACAAGTTCGTGGTGTTGGGGATTTCCTTACCCGTTGAATATATTACGAATGCCGAAGAAACGCTTGACGCTGAAACGAAATCGTATATGCTTGAAAACAACGTGCATTATTACGATTATCCATTAAAGTTTGACGAGTATTTCTTGGCAACACATACGGCTATCCTTTCACAGATTAAGCCAAATGCGATTGTGCATTTTGCTTTTGGAGACATAGCACAACCGCTTGAACTGTACGTAAAGCAACTTACAATCAAATACGAGCAAGGCGTTTTGCCGCAATATGACATAACGCTAACCGACAACATAGAAGTAGTGCTTAATCAAATAGGACAAGTTGCCGATGATGTTGAAAAGCTATCCTCGCTATTATCAATAATGCGCGAGGGTTATTCGCGTAACGTTTGGAACGAAATAGCAAAAAAACTATCAAAGGTAAGCGATGATACAGCGCGCGGAAAGATAACGTTTGAAAAAGGAGCGGAATTTGGAAAGTACAACACGGGTGCGCTTGGTAGTGGTGGTGCAATCAACATAGACCAAAATGGAAATTCTAACGCAGAATTTGATTTCTTGACGATAAGAAAGGCGGCATCGTTTAGAACGATTTCCATTCTCGAACTAAAGCACGTTGGTGGCGAAATGGGATTGACGGCAGGAGCGATGAAAGTGTCGGCCGTTGAGGAACTTGATGATGCCTACCGTTGCTATTTCGATACAAGCGATGGAACAAAGCAAGTGTATCAGGAATTTGTTGTAGGCGACCAAGCACGTTGTCAGCAGTTTAGGCTTGCACAAAATTCAAGCGGAATGCTTACAACAAAGTATTATTGGCGACTTGTTACTGGTGTTGGCGATAACTACGTGGATTTGTCAAAGAACGATGCCGATACGGGTAGTGGTGTTCCACAAGCAGGCGATGAGGTAATCCAATTAGGTTATCGTAACAACGACCACCCAGAGCGTCAATCGGCTATTATCCTTTCCGCCGTAGCAAGTGACGCACCATCCGTTAAGTACTACCAAGGTATAAATAGCTACAACCTAACCAACGTCGTTGTAAAAGATGATGGGTATGACCCAACAACTGGCACGTTTCACACAAATACGTATGGTGAAAGCTATGTTGGAGCAAAGGACAAATCCACGTACATGAAATATACTCCAAGCGGCGGCGTGGAAATCAAGGGCGCGGTTAAAATGACAAGCGAAAGTACACTTGACGGTAATAATCTTAATACGATTATTAACAATATAAGTGTTGTTGCCAACGGCGCGCAAGCCGATGCCGATGCAGCACAAGATACCGCAGATGCCGCTCAAACTGCCGCTAACAATGCAAATACCTCCATAAGCAATCTCTCTACTGGTAACGAGAACCTTGTTGTCAACGGATGCTTCACGGGGCTTTATCAGAGCGATAGCGTTAATGATAACACGACGGTCAACGCTGACACCCAAATATTCTCTGACCCTTGGGGGCGTTGGGATGTTCACACGGGTTGCTCAATCGTCACATCCGTCGTCAGTGCAACGGGCGTAGCGTGTCAGATGTCGAGTGGCACGCTTACGCAGAACATTGAACGTGGTATCATATTATCCCAACCTTATACCCTCTCGCTTCTCGCATTATCAACGGGTACGCTTAACGTGTCTATTGGCGGCTGGAGTGGAACTCTCACGCTGACAAACGGGAGACGCTGTTCCGTCAAGTTTGTTGCCCTCTCTACAAGTGCTACCCTCACCATATCGGGTTTGGCCACAATCTCGGAAATTCAACTCATACAAGGCAGTGTGACCATCAACGACTGGACACCATCGCCAGAGGACAATAACAAGTATTTGTCCTACTACAAGAACTTCGCCTACCTCATGGCTGCTATCGAGCAGGCCGACACCTCCATCCTCGGCGGTCTTGTGCTCACGCAGCAGATTCGCGTGGGAAACTATGCAGACCACGTCATGACGCAAGAGACTGGCGGCATGAATGGAAATTTTGCAAATGATGATAGTCCGTTTATTTGGGGTGGTGGCTCAATGACACAAGCAATCGCCACTATCGCTGCCTATGCGAATGACCCTACATTCCAGCCAACTGCGCAGCAACTCGCAAATATGGCAAAGTTCATTGTTACGCACGGTGGCCGTGCCATACTCAACGACATCATTGCGCGTGGATTTATCATTGCCACGAGTGGCATCTTCAAGAACATCCTCACGCCGAATGGAAATTTCCGCATTGACGAACAGGGGAACATGAGCTGCCAGAACGCAACCATCAGCGGGAACATGTATGCGCCGTTCACACGAATCACGCGCGACAACTATCAGATTTACGGCGAGCTTCTTTCTGATGGCGGTTACACTCAATATAATGTCAATCTGGTTGCTGCTGGATTCAACATACAGATAGCGGAAGAAATAGCTAAAGACTTGGTTATTTCATTGCCAACCGACGATAAATATTATGGTGCTTTGGCCAGAATCGTCAATACTTCCAATGCTAACTTGTATGTCAGAAATATATACGTGATGAGCGTTGTTGCGGTTGGAGATTATTATAGCGAAACGCCTATAAGGTGGAATCAGGTAATAGTACCTAATCGTAGGATGCACGTCTTCCAATGTTTGTCGCTCAGCTCGTCTTGGAACGTTGTAACCAACGGAGCAGTAAATGATGCGCAGCCAAGAAAAATTGCCACAGTTCAAGATGGAGACGTGTTGAAGATTTCTGCTGGCCGAACAAATGGCAATAAGAACTACGCCATTTATGGTGGTACGGAAAACGCCGTAAACACGTCGATAGTAATAGTGAGCGAAACGACCTATCGTGTTACAGACATGGTTTATACCGTCCCAACAAACTGCACGGCAATCTACGCGCAGTCTGGTGGCGGTGAAATACAAGTTTCCGTATACAAGCGAGTTTCGTCAAGCTCGTACCAAGGTTGGGCTAATGTGTCTGTGGGTGGCATGGATAGAGATATTGATGAAGCAAAAGGAACATGGCGATTCGAAAACCAATTTGGCGTTTCCGTGGGGAACGCCCCTTACATAGACGGAAACGGCATCCTGCGCTTTGCTGATTGGTATCGGACTGGCGACGACGGGAAAATTATACACAACGAATAAAAACAATACAATATGAACGCAATCAACAACATACCGCCAAGAAGAGATAACGCGGCAATAGGCTAAGTCTACTTGGACGGGGATACTCTAAAGTTACGGTTAAATTGAAAACAATAAATACTAGTTATGCAGAATCTAAATACAATTCCAGTAGCAGGGAAATTTCTTGATGTAGCGAATAAGGCAAACACCAACTTCCTCGCCATCAAGACCGCCATTGAGCAGCTGGAGCTTTCCGTCACGCGCTCGAAGGGCTTCTTCTCGTCATCGGCTGCATTGACGAACAAGTATCCGTCCCCCGTTGTCGGCGATTGGGCTGTCGTGCAAGACACTTCGGTTAGTCCACCATCTGCGTATATTTGGAAATGCGCAACAAATGGCACATGGAGCAATTCGGGGACGGAGTGGAACGGAGGTACCATCGATTTGTCTGAATACGTTCATTATGATGAATTTGAAACCGCTTCCGCACAAATAATAAAATTGGCTGGTGGTGTTATAAATCTTGAAGCAATTGAAAAAATAACGGGTAAACACATTTATAATGGAAACGTTAGTGGTACTAATATTGGTTATTTTTCAAATATTGCCTCTGGATATGGTTGTTATATTTTTAATGTATCACAATTTCAAGGAGACGATATTATAGTCTATGGCACATCACATTCCACTGGTTATAGATATGTGTTTTGCCGAGATTATGAAACATTTCCACAATCGCAAACAGAATACAACAACGACCCGACATTATGGACGAATAACATGATTTCCGCTTTTTCAGGAAAAGGATACACAAGTAATTTGGATTACAATGCGACGTTAAAAGTCCCTGCAGGTGCAAATTATCTAATTCTTGAAAAATCGTCTTCAAAAACTCCAACTGCAAGACTTGAATACAATGGTGTGGAAAACGATTTAATGGCAATTGTTAACACAAAAGCAGCTCAAGTCGACCTTCAAATTGATAATTACCAAAGCATAGAAAAAGAATCGAGAGTCGCGGGATATATAAATAATAGTGGTAATATCGCAAGCGGCAACTATTTCTACACAGACATATATCCAGTTACAAGTGGAAAAACGGTAAGAATCACAAATAAATTGCACACTGGAACTGCAAAGGCTTATGGATTTTATAGTTCTTCTTCTTTGTCTTCTTCCACTCTTGTAAAGTTAGGCGCAACTGTTACATCGGCGCAAGAGATCAACATTGAGACGGTTCCAAGCAGAGCAACTTATATTGGGATTGTTGAGTTTAAATCATCGCAGCATGGACTTGAAGAAAACAACCCGTCAGAAGTAAAAGAAGAAGTAATCGAGTTACAACAAGACGTAGAAGAACTTCAAGCAGCCTCTGTTGGAAATGATACGCGAACCATAATGGCGTGGGAAATTGTCGGGAATAATTTTTATTGCGCTTATAATGACGGAAACGGCATCGAATATACATACTGGTTCAAAAAATGTATGGCTAATGAACTATATACTTTCTACAAAGTTGGATATAGAAACGTAACAAGAAAATTGCCGTCAACAAACGGAATTAGCGCAGGAACTGATATTACTTATATTAACGAAACAAGTTCTGACAACATTGGCCCTATACAACTGACAAGTGGATATTGGATTGGAGGAAATCACCATTATCCAGATGAAAACGGGTCGCAGCATACTATATATAAAACAGCTCACACCGACAACGTGTCAATATATATAGACAACATCCTTGCCGAATCAGGAAAGGGGTATGGAAAAGACATTATTATAAAAGTACAGAACACTTTATTTAATCCAGCGTTTCCACCGTCAGAGGGTGATACGTCATTAAACACACCTATTGCTACAGAAAAACTGACGTATCGAGTTTTAAAAAACACAATAGAAGTGGGCTGCGCATTGCAATTTGTAAGTGGAATTAGTGTAGGAATAAACAAGTATTACGGAATGCAATCAATGTTCTCATCAGAAGAATATTATATGACACCTAACGGAGCATACTACGATTGGAGGGATAATACAAACAATCCTACTGGTTCATTTACAAAAGGTAACTATCCAAACTTCAATCGTTACATTGAAAAGAAAACAGGTGCTTATCAATCGGCATATCTTATGCCTTTTGGATTAGGGAAGCATACAAAAGTTGGTTCCGAACAAAACATCTTTACAAGGAGTTCTAATAAATGTTACCACGTACAAGTGGTTAGTTTGTCAAACATTGCAAATCTATTTATGCAATGGAGTGGTTGTTACACTTTCTTCCATAGTGCTATAACAGACGACACCAACTTGCTTGTGTATCGTGGCGTAATCGGTGGCAAGGATGCGTTGTATATTAGTACAAAAGCAAATTATAGCGGTACAATTACAGTTCCAAACGACCTTGCATTAAAGAACATTTCAGTAATAGAAAGTGTTGGTATTACAAATGAAGATGGTGAAACTACATTTATGAATGGTGGTGACGGCATATATATAACTGGAAATGGTAGTTTGATTTTACAATTTGATTAATTATTCTTATGGAACGAACATTGACATTGATGATATGAAAGACCCCATAAATTACGAATTATCGGAAATAAATATTTGCAAAGTATTTGATAATCAAGACGTTAGCAAACAATAATTCGTAAAAATCCACAATAAAAGAAAAATATTGCCCGTAAACGCCTTTGTTTATTGGGCTTTTTTATTTTGATGCGGACTTGAAAAAGTTCAATATTGTTTAATCCTTTTTAGATTATATCTTTGCAACGACAAATGATGCGCATCTTGTCGTAAGTAAACAGAGTAATAACAATTTAAAAAGGATTTTATTATGGCAGAAATCTATCAGCTCCCTGACAATCAGGGTAACAACAACGGAGGATTTGGCAACATTCCTTTCTCAATTCCCATCGGTGGCTTCGGTGGTGGTCTTTTTGGTAATGGTGGTTACGGCATGAACGGCATCTACGACCTTCTTGGTGTTGCTATCATTGCTTCCCTGTTCGGATGGAACAACGGTGGCTTCGGTGGCTTCGGCGGCTTCGGTGGCGCAGGTGGCGCAGGATTTATCAGCAACCAACTGAACAATGACAGTGGTCGCGAGTTAATTATGAATGCTATTACGGCACAGGGTGAGGCAGCACGCACAGCCATTCAGACTATGAGTACAATGGTAGGACAGGACTTCAACCTCTTGAACGGTGGTATTCAGTCCGCACAGAACACCCTCAATCAGATTGCCAACGCACAGGGTATGTCAACCTTGCAGTTGATTAACGCAGTGCAGGCAGGTGATGCAGCCCTGACAAGCACCATCCAAAAGTGCTGCTGCGACAATCAGCTGGCTCTTTGCAATCAGACCAACACCCTACAGAACACAATGAACGCAAACGGTCAGCGTAACATTGATGCTATCGCAGACCTCAAGGCTACCATGATTCAGTCGTTCTGTGATGTCAAGGAACGTGAGATGCAGTCTAAGATTGACACGCAGGCCGACATTATCACTCAGTTACGCAATGCAGCCGACAACGCCAATCAGACCAACCAAATCATCGGTTACGTCAACAGCGTAGTCGCTCCTTTGCAGAAGTCTGTGACAGAGATTGAGAATAAGATGCCGAATACTGTGCCTATTACGTGGCCGAATTTGACAGCAGTCAACACTACGCCTTATGTAAACGGCGGCTTCTACGGTGGTTTCAACGGCTACTACGGCAACGGATTTGGCGGGAACATTACGTTCTAAGTAGGCGAAAGGAGGTAACGTATGGCATGTTTTAATAACATAACTACGAATGCAGGTGGTATCGCCTACCTACCGTCAACAAATGTTACGGTTGGAACTGAATCAGTTGACATTGCATTAGGATTCCGTCGTATTCAGCCAGTAGGCTATTTTACGGTACGGCTTTCCGATGCGATTCCAGCAGGAACAACAACAACTCTTCCTGTGACACTGACTCTGAACGGTACTACAAGGTCACTGACGCTCTTTGACGGAACTCCCGTTACAGTTGCGGAGTTGATTGGTGGTACAGGTGTGTTCCTTGTGTTCAACAATCGTTTCGATGGCATACTTCAACTGATGTCACGTACAACCGTTTAATTTAGTGTTTAACAACAAAAGGTAATTAACTATGGATTTTTCATCACTTGGACAGGGTAGTCCGCTTTACATTCTTCGTCAAGGAGAAAAGCCAACTCTCGATGTTGGCACAGTCAAGGCTAAGACACAGCCTCACGTTAAGTTTCCAACATCTACTCCGAACCTTATGACGGGGTTACAACCGCAACAAATCATAGATATTACTGTGACATTGAACGGAAAAGACGAAACTTACAACGATATACCTGTTGGTGTGGAGATTGCCGCAAAGGGCAATGTTACATTCAGTGGTAGTCGCGAGGCAATGTTGCAGGCAGTAGACAATATGCTTCAAACATCCAAAAAGGCTTTGGAGCAAGTCACTTTTCACAAATCGGTTATTGCCGAATCCGAAAAGATGCTGGAGGTGTTGAACCCTCAGTATGCGGAAAACAAGAAACAGGCAAGAACTATCAGTGACCTTGAACGTCGTCAGGCTGACACGGACAAGAAACTTGATACCATCCTTGGCATCTTGCAAAAACTGGACTCTCCTGCGCCAAGTGCTGTTTAATCCACTAAAGTAAGAAAGGACTATCAGATGGGCTATATTATTCTGAATACAGACCGCGATGACGAGATGGAGGGCTTGCGCTCTCAGATGCGTCGCAACTATCGTCGTGGCAACTATCGTAACTACGGTGGTTCAAGTGCCAACATGCGTGAGCACTACTATAAGAAGGGCTATGAACACGCAATGGAAGACATGGAAGACGAAGAGATGGAAATGCGCCGTCGTAGAGATGCGATTGGCAGATTTATCTAAGTTTAATTAGGGGGAGGGCTTGTCTCTTTCCCTTTTTCAATAACAATTAAAAGAGAAAGGAAACGATTATGAGATATTTAATGACGGAAGAAGAAGCTGCTTACATGGAAATGTACCAAGGGCATTTCAGTAGAAAGTTGGCAGCGTGGGCTATTAGCAATATGCAAGCGGAAGACCCAGCAACAGGTAAAGTGAAGAATATTCCTGTAGTGCCTGTAGATGACGTTATGGAAATCCTTAAAACAAACAACATTAAGATTCCATACGAAAGCAAGTTTGATGCGTGGTATCTTTATATGATGTGCTTAAACGATTACGCAGAGTCTCTTGATACAGACAAGCGTCGTGCAAAGTATATTGAGGAAACCATTTGCGACATTGATGGAGAACCTACCAACGTGCTTGCCTGTTTTAAGGCAAAGATGTGTAACGCTGGAATCCCTATCTATTGGCAGGAGTTTGTATAGCCTATGAAAACCGCATATATAGATTTAGACGGCCGCTGGGGTATCGTGTGTGTCTATGACTATGACGTATATGAAGAGTATGACGAACTCGCATCCTTTATAGAGTCGTTCAAAATTTCGCCAAGGCAAGCAAGACGTTCACTTGAGATATTATCAGCACCAAATACAGGAATGACGGTTACATTCCCAGAAGTAAAGATGTCGCTCGTAATGATTTCAAGAGCAACAAGTAAAGACCAATTGTTTAATACTATTGCTCACGAAATGTACCATGCTACTTGCGGAATCATTCGGTACTACGGTAGAGAGATGTGTTCTGAGGATGCCGCATACACTATGGGCGAACTAATGCGACAGGTTATAGCCAAATTATCGTAACAACAAACAACAAGAAACAAAATTATGGAAAGAGAAAAACTTTTAGACGAGTACAAAGTAACTCTTGAAAGCCTTGTGTCAAAGACGGAGTTTATTTACAGTGAAGAGTTTTACAAACTTGACGAGTTTGACAAGCAGAAGTACCAAAAGGACAAGATGGCAACAGAGGGACATCTTAGTACGCTTTGCAACATCTTATGGGGCGCAAAGATACAACTTAACAGCGGTCTTGCAGATATGTTTGCGTTCAGCATGCTTGGTTCTATGCTCAATGGAGGAGGCTTCGGAAGTCCGTTACCAAGTGCAGATTTCTTGAAACAAAAACTTGAAGAGGATGAGAACAAAGAAAAGGAACAAATGTTCGCCATTCCTGTAAAATAGAAAATAAAGCCGAATAAGCACATTTCTTTTGTTTGGTGGACAACTATCAAGGAATGGTAAGAAAAATGCCGTGACGGGCTTAAAAACAAGCAAATCACGGCTTTTTATTATTTTATTATGTCCATATTTAATCATTTGTAACTAAACTTTAGTTTCTTAATATCCCAACCGTGCTTGCACATGTTGGTCTTAAATCGTTTCTTGACTTTACGAGGTAGGCGGTATCGTTTGCCCGCAATCTTTTTGTATTGCTTTCCTACCGACCTAAATTCTTTTTGTTCCATATTATTTCGTTATATACGCAATTAGTTGTACAACCAAAGCAACAAACATAATACCCAAAGTCAACCATAGGTTGCGAATAGTTCTCTTTGCGGTTACTATGATTTGTTCTTTATAGGCATTTTCCCATTCGTTTATTAGTTCTTGTGGGGTTCTTTTGCCTTTGCGTTCATTTACAAGTTTATCCCTATCATAAGACTTGTTTGCAGACACACTATCTACAAAATCCGCATCCTCACGTCTTATAAACTTGTCGATACCTTCATCCGACAAATCGCATCCCATAAGGTCTGCATAATACTTATCATTTATCCAAAGCACCTTTACGAGGTTGCCTTTTATAGCATCTTCCAACCCTTTCTTGAACGACTCCTTGTTTTCTTTAACTTTGTCATTAAAGTTCTTTTCGAGGTCAATAAGACGGTCGTAGTCTTCTTTACTGATAATAATTCCTTTTGTTTCCATAAGCGTTATTTGTTTTTGTTTTCAAAGTCATCAAGACGGCAATAATATTCGTTTGTTAGCCACCCCATAAGATATGCCCAAGGTTCTGCGTCCGAATCGTGATTTACACCTGCACGGCAAAGTAACTTGTTTACTGCGTGAAAAAGTTCATGCGACACGGTAAGGTCTTTTCTTTCCTGTCCTTTTCGTATAAAGACAAATATGTTTCCGTTTTCAAGAAGAACCGTCTCACCATTGCAACTGTTCTCATTGGCAATGTCACGTCGTATTCCCTCGTACTCTTCATTAGTAAACTTTGTTACGTTATCGTAATACAATTTATCAAACTCTTTAACGTCAACGCCAGCCGCGACAACAATACAATTCAAATAAATATCTATGTTTATAAACTCTATCATAAGCGTCAAAGTTTTTGAGGTTGTGGCCAGAAACGTTCATTGTCCCATCGGAAGACCATTCCGCAAGACGTACATTTATTATCTACGCCTTCCACAAGGTATTGCTCATGGTTACACTGAGGACATATACAATCGTACTTCTTGGGTATCGTTATGAAGTGATTCTGAAAAGAGTCTCCTGAATCGAGAGTGCCAGTTTCATACATGGTCTTTAGCAAAGCCAAAATATCGCGCACACTGGCTTCGGACAACTCCTGCGACCTGTCTCGCAAAAGGTTGTTTAGCAGCCTTTGAACTTCCGCACCAGTAAAGCGATAGTCGCTTAGATTGCTTGATTGCTCTTGTATGTCGCTGCGATATTCTTGCTCCAAGTATTCTCTTAGTTGTCTGCAATTCTGCTGGTCTAACATTATCTCGGCATCCTTGCGTTTTGTTGCAAGATACTCCTCTTCATCCTCGGATGGTACGTTACGTTTGTACTCGCTCGTATCAAAAGTATTTGCATAGGCAACTTCAAGCCGTTCTCCCAATACCACCTGCAAGACGAACAAATATTCTTGCAATGTAAAATCCACAAGCCTTGTGTGGAGTTGGTTTTGTGTAGAAAGTAAATCAAGCATAATTTTCTGTATCTATTATTTCTCCTGTTTCAATCACATATCCTTGTTTGTGGCATCGTGGACATTCAAGGTCTTTGAGTAGTGTTGCCATTGGTCTAACGGCAATCCACCGCTTTAGACATCCAAGGCAAACAACCTCAGATGTCTTGTGCGGTAGGTTTTCTTCTATATAGTGTATCTCACTCATTTGTCAGTTATAATAGTTTTACGTTTATTGAAGTACACCACCTCGCGGAATATCCATTTACTACGGCCTTTTTCGTTGTGTTCATAGATTTTCTTTACCATCAACTTACGGCGTAGAATGTAATCCGCTAAAGAACTTGTCATTACTGACTTAAATTCTTCACAGACGTACGCGCTGTTTTCGATATAAACAAAATCGCAATGATAGTCTGCCTCTTGCTCGACTACACGTTTATCCCAACGCACCTTTGTCTTTAGTTGCTTCGGAACTAACTTTATTGTTTTCTTGATTAGGACAAACTTTTGTTGTAAGCGCAATCCGCTTATCAAGCCTTTCTTTTGCAAGTGGCATAGATAGATGTAGCGGTCACGTTCATAGGTGCTATCAAACTTTATTCCCTTAAAGACAACCTTTGACGCACCGTACTTGTTGTTTGCTTGCGAATATCCCCGTTTTTTCATTCGTTCTAATCCGTAATTTCAACTTTATAATTCATTAAAGCATTATATACATTTTGCTTAATCTTACCTTTATCGAAATACTTTTTAGCAAGTTCTTTAAGATGTTCCTCTTTTGCTTCTTTGTATTTTTGAAACGCATCTTCTATTGTATCAAAAACACCCAAATATTTAGACTTACCATTAACATTAACTTTAGCCGAAAATCTTTTTCCGTTCGGAAAAACTCCTATTGGATATTTACCTCTATCGTTTTGGCGTTTTGTTAATAGCACGTTTATTTCTTGTGGAACAAAACAGCAAGTTTCTGGAGAATACACTTTATTGCCTTTTACAAGAATGTCCTTGTCTAATTGAAAACCATCTATATAATTTTCGTCAAACCAACGCTTAAAATTACTAAACCTTAACCATTCATCACAGACAGCACAATCGTTGTATGTCTCTTGTGTATTCTTTGTACTACATCTAAACAACATTCCATGCCAAGCCCTATATACAGGTGTCGTTTTACCCTTACTTTGGTGTATTTCTTGTGTAAGGTCGTTTATTCCCATGCCACAAACAAGGGAAAAATGCCTTTGATTGCACAATGGACACCCGCATTTTTTCAAATGAACATTTGGACTTTGGTAGAATATGTTACCACAATGATTACATTTTATTGCAACCTTTGTACTGCTATTAACATATACGACTTTTGAATAATCGTACCTGTCGCCATGAATACTTTTTGAACGAGCAACAAATTCTTCTTGTGTCATTTTTTGTAACATATTCTAAATCTTTTTGCAAAGATACTAAAAAGCACAAAAGAAAACAAATATTTTAACTATTATATAACTTCGTTATACTTTGTTTTCTTTAAGCCTACCAATGTCATGTTGTAGCCCTGCTTTAAATACGACTTAATGTAATTGTATGCCGCATCCACGTTAAGGGCAAACAAAGCAACTTTGTAAACAATCTCTACCTCATCGCCATCGTCATTGTGTTGTACGTCGGCAATGTCGGCAACGAAAATCTTGTCATCGCCAGTATCACGACTATTCAAGATTTCCTTAATTTTCGACCGCTTGACATCAATGACATCAAGACCTGTTTCTCCCTCGCAGAAATCGTAGGTTTGTTCTTCGGCATCACCGAAACTTTCTGCCTCTGCAATGAGGTAACGTTCCTTAATCACTTTGTCGTTACCATTGTCATCTACTCGCGTAAACGCAATTTTGCTTTCGTGAATCATAATTTTACTTGTTTTTGGGGTTATTGAATAACTTGCAACTTTACATCTACGCCACTTGGCGGTACTACCTTTAACGTTATCGTCGTAGGTAGTTTATCCGTCGTAAGGCTACCATTATCAAGAATGGCCTTGATGACGCGCTTAATGATAGTCCAACGCTTGACCCATATAGGCTCCGACTCTACCATCATCGACATCTTACTAATACAATATCCGATGCTGCCAACCGTGAACTTTCGTTTTGTTCCCGTCTTACGTGCAATGCTATCGTAGTTTTCGTTTGTCATATAGCGGTATGCGAACCAAAAGAACCAACGGGCATGAGAATTTTGTATATGCTTGGTGTCAGCGAGCATTTCGTCAACATCGACATCACACACGGATGCAACCATGTTTGCAAGATACATGCTTGTCTTTGTGCTGTATTGCCTTAAAAGGTCACATACAACGTCAACCGTTTGTTGGTCAATGTCTTTCAAGTCTTGTGCTATATCGTTATCGCTTTTCATTCCTTTTTCTTTCTTTTATGCCATTGATAATAGTTTGTTCTGACATCGGCAAACGGTCAATAAAAAGGTTTAGGCGTTTCATGTCGCGCCCAAGCACATTATCCCAAATACCAACTATCTTGAATTTTAACCGCATGAACAAAAATTCTCCAACGTAGGCAAACGTACCGCCATCGACTTGCTTTTTCATATACACCTCAAACCGTGGCTCGCGTTCCCTTTTGTTGTACTTTTGTGCTTGCATGTCATATTCAAGTAGCGGCTTACGGCGTAGCCAAAGATAGTTTTCGCCATCTTGCTTGAAATATTGCGCTATAATCGGCGAAAGGTCAATACCTTCGATTTTGACAATCCCAGTGTATTCACCTCCAGCCTTCCTTTCGACGTAACCGTTTATGTATTCGCCATTGGTCATTCAGCCTCGCAATATGATTTGTCGTACATTTCCCAACCTTTGCAATCCTCTAACATTCCCTTTAGTTGGCGTTCCTTGGTTGCACTTCCTTTATACCGTTCCAAATCTTGCTTGATATACGATTCAAGTTCACTAAGCAATTCGGGAATAGTATAATGGCTATTCTCGTAAGCATTCTCCCAATCCGTGTCCTCTGTGTTTGCGTCAACGTGTCCTGTTTCATCGTCAAATTCGGGGCGGTAGTCATCGGTAGTAACCTTTACGGCTTTCTTTTGTAGCACGTATTCGACATCTACCCCGAAATCCTGCTCGGGAATTACTGGCTCGTTGTACGGTGCTCGAGGGTCAAACTCGGCACCAGGTGGGTAATATCCGCTTTCACGCATAGCCTTAATCGTTTTGGATTAGCATTGGCATGATAAGCGACGTGTATTCATACACACCGTTTGGCTTGTCCTCACAAAGAACACCAGCACGGCTTGGGTCTTTCAACATGACCTTTACGTTATCGGTGTCGATGTTTTGGAGTAACTGCAACAATGTGCTACCCTTGAAACCAATGGTAAATTCCTCTTGTGCGTAGTCGCAACCGACATTTTCCGATGCGGACTTGCTAAAGTCGAAATCCTCGGCCGAAATAGTCATCATACCCATGCTAAATGACAATGCAACCAATTCACTATTGGCATTACCCATAGGCAATACACGTTTCATAGCGGCTACAAAGTCATTCTTTGCGATGGTAACGATACGGTCATTGTCATTTGGAATGACGCTATCATAGTTCGGATAGCGGCCTTCGATAAGACGAGCCGACATCTTGAATTGGGTGTTATTGACGGTAAAGCAATGGTCATTGAACATAACCTTAATGTCGCCTGCAACTGTACTACCCAACACGTTAAGCAACGTAGAACACGGCTTTTTAGGCATCGTAAACCCGTAAATCGTTTGGTCTTCGCCATTGTCATACGTGATGGTCAAATCCTTGTATTTGGCAAGTTTGTGACCATCTGAGGCAACGGCTACCATACCATCGGTAAAGAACTCGAAACGAACACCGTTCATAACGGGTCGTAGTTCATCGTTGGCGGTAGCAAATCCAGCCTTTTCAATGGCCGTAAGCATTTTCTTTGCATCCATCAACTTTGTCTTTGCACCGTCTGGTGCTGCCATAGGCAACGGAAAATCCTGCGCGTCCTCATAAGGCAACGAGAAATGACCGTTTCCGTAGTCACATTTTACGATGTGCTTGTCATCCCATATTTCCATAGTGACTGGCTTACCACCAAGATTACGTAATGCTTGTAGCAATCCCTTTGCCTCGATGCAAATAACGATACCAACCTCGGCCTCGGTCAAAGGTGCTTTCATTTGCAACCACGTTTCCGAATCACTTGTCATAAGTTCGGCATACGTGCCACCGTTTCCGTCGGCTTTTGTTTCGATACGTACATCTGAAAGAATGGGTAAAGTGTTCTTTGCTAATACAACGGTGTTGACCATTGCAAGTGAGGGCAAAAAATCCTCGGTTTGAAATTTGATAATCTTCATACTTTCTTTATGAATTAAAACTTAAAAAACAAAGTGGAGAAGGTGAGACTCGAACTCACGACCTACTGCTTGCAAAACAGCCGTTCTAACCATCTGAACTACAACCCCGTATTAGTTGGCTCGGCGGGAGTCGAACCCGAACAAACGGCTCCAAAAACCGTTGTGCTAACCATTACACCACAAGCCAATACCATCATGCAAAAGAAAAGTTTTTGTAGGCAATAATGGAATCGAACCATTCTTTCAAGGTTGAAAACCTTGCGTCCTCACCGATAGACGAATCGCCCGTGTCGCTACTCCGTTTCACAACGTTTCACTAAACAACTTAATACTTTATTAACAAATATGAATCTAAAAGTTACTGAAATGCCGTTGTTGCGGCGGTGGAACCTGCCTCCCACCTTTGGGTTATGAGCCCAACATGCGACTATCACACTGCCGCCGCGATGTTTAGCCTACTACGTTTCGCAACGGTTTGGCCTTTCACGTTTAATTTTCAATTTATAGGTATCATCCAAAAGAATTTATCAAGTGCAAAGGTACATCTTTATTTTGAATATACCAAACAAAAATACGTATTTAACACAAAATTAACAAAATCAATCAAAAAGACCTTTTTGTTTCACTTGCATTTCCATTGACTTGACGTTTTTTACCGCCTCGGCAAAGTAACTATCTTTAAGTTCAAAACCGACACCAAAACGCTTTAGTTTTATTGCTTCGTAAACCTCGCTGCCAATACCCATAAAAGGCGTAAGAACCGTATCACCCTCATTTGACCAAAGGATGATAGACCGTTCAATTGTTTCAAGTTGCAACGGACAAATATGTTTTTCGTCATTTTCGTCACGACCGCTTTGTGCATTAAGCGTGTTACCATAGTCAATATCCATCCACACGGGGCTTGCGTACTTTTGCCACGTATCTACCGAAATATCACAATGTATGGGGTGTTGGTGTTCGCCATCCTTGCGGAATATCATAAGATAGTCAGGAATACCAACACGGCTCATACTTGCGTCTTTTTTGACTTGTTTATGTAGTAATCCAAGTGCCTTAGTACGCTGCATTTCTGTGACAGGGTTTTTCCATATTGTAACGCGACTATGATACACAAATCCTACCTCCTCAAATGCTTTCAAAATCATGCCGCTAAAGTCACGTAATCCTATATAACCCTCTTTACCTTTTTGAATAGGTAAATCCATGCAATGAACTGCCACGTTACGACCAGACCACATTACACGGTATAATTCCTTAACAAGATACTTAAAAGCAGCAAAGAACTCGTTGTAATCTTTTGAATTTCCCATATCCTCTAATTTGTCGGAATAGGTATAAAGTTCCGCAAAAGGAGGCGAGAAAATCGAGAACCCAACGCTTTCGTCTGGTATTGTTTGGATAAGTTGAACACAATCGCCAAGGCGAATATCGCACACGTCGGACGTGTATTGTTTTGTTGTTTCCATTTTCTTTAATGATAATATGTTTTTTATGTTACGATTTGTTGCCTCCGTCATTGATGCTTGCATACTAACAAAAGCCTTTTGTTTCTTATCAAAACTATCTTTTACGTTTTGCATTGTATCTGTAGTGATAAGATAAATGTTCACTTTCTCGGTCTGTCCAAAGCGATACGAGCGGCGTATGCCTTGATATGTCGCCTCAAATGAAAAGTCTAAAGACGCATATATTTGGTTATGGCAATTTTGGTAGTTCAACCCAAATTGAGCAATCTTTAGTTTTGTAATAAGCAAGCGAAATTCACCACGACCAAAACCAAGTAACTTTTCCTTTTTGTATGCCTTGCTATCACTACCTTTTACCTCTATTGCATCTGGTAAACGGTCACGCAGATATTTACCCTCGTTGTCTTGACCAATCCAAATGATAAAGTTTTCTTGTGGGTGTGCGTTCACAATCTCTACAACACGATTTAGACGTATTTCGTATGTTTCGCGCAATTCTTTGTGAAAATCGGTAGCGTTTACTGCCATAGTGTTAAACAACATACCATTGTCACGTTTTGGCGTTTCAACAATTTCTTGCACAACATTCAAAGGTGGCAAAGAATATCCGCTATCATTATATCCAATATCAGACGGTTTGTTAAGCATCACCGCCCACGTTGACACAAAATCCCAAAACGCTTGTGTTGCGTGACCCTTTAACCGCCATTCGCTTGTACTACCACCATCATGCACAAAATACATTGCAAGCATTTCGTTTCGTGACATCACATCAAGAAACTCTGCGTGGTTGCAAATTTCCGTTGTGTCATTCGGGCTGGGAGTTGCAGTACAAGCCAATTTATAAGGTGTGTTTCTAAAATCCTCGATAAGTTTTGTTCTTGTCTTTCCTTGAAAATTCTTTAGGATAGAACTTTCATCAAGAACAATACCGCCAAATGCTTTTGCATCCACGTGTTCCATGTTGTCGTAGTTGGTTATGTAAATGCAGTTTTCATTTGGCGTAAACACATCATCGCGGTCTATAACCTCGTTTACATTATAACCAAACTTTTCTCCCTCTTTGATGGTTTGTGAAACAACGGCCAAAGGAGCAAGTATTAACACAGGCTTATTGATGTGATTAACCACTTTGTTCGCCCATTCAAGTTGTTGTATTGTCTTTCCAAGCCCACAATCCTCGAACATAGCAAACTTTCCAGCTTGCAATGCCCGTCGGACGCAATACTTTTGAAAGTCAAACAACATCGGATTAAGTTCGCTTTCTTCGACTTGAAATCCGCTTTCGATGCGAGTTTGTTTTTTTTGTTCCAAAAACGCATTGTAATCTTTAACTTCTTGTTCTGTCATAACCTTTCTTGTTATGTTAATGTTTTAAGTATTTCAATTTGCATATTCACTAAAACCTTTATGCTTATGTTTCGTTTTCTTTTTACGCTTTTTAGGAATAAGTTTTTCTTTGAGTGACTTGATAAAGTCACCACGCAAAACATCTTTAGAATTAATGCGTATAGTTCTTATTCCAATATCGTTAAACATCTTGTCACGTTCTTTGTCTTCAACTCTACGAATTTTGTGGTAACTTCCATCTATTTCAATCGCCAATTTATATTTAGGCAAATAATAGTCAAGAAAATAAGAATGACCACTAATTCTAAAAAACACTTGTTCTTGTACTTCATTGAAATATTTTTTCAATTCTTCACCAGCAAGCATTTCTGCCTTATTTCTGTTAATAAGCAACTTTATCGAGTTTTCGTTAATCCATTCTACTAAATCATCATTTAATTCAGTATAACTTATAACATCAATATGCTTTAACTTAAAGTTATCAAGCGAAGTATATATCTTTCTTTTCATATATTGTAGTTAAATTATTATCGTACTTAAAATAACATCATGCCTGTGGGGGAAAGGAAACAATATCGTGATTCCATAATTTCCCCTTACCCACAAGTAGGCTTTAATTACTTGATGGGATTGGGGAGTTATTTCGAGTTATGCCAGATTTTTCAGAGGTTTCCTAACTCGGCTCGTTAGCATTGTGGCAAATGCAACTTGCTTTCAGAATCTTTGGGTACGTTGCCACCCCCGCGCAGGACTTCTTATTCCACCTGTCCTCCCTCTTGCGCGCTTTCCCCTCACCGACTTTACGGTGATGCCTCGGAGGGTTTGTTTATTTCAGTTCGTGTTGTAGAGGTCGAGCGTTTAATTTCTGCCGTCAGCACTCCTATAACTACACGTAGTTTTGGAAACTCATCACGAACACCACAATTAACTCTGTGGTCAAAGCCATTACCTTACAATACCGTCAGCCTAAGACTGGTTTCTTGCTTTTGGCTTGGTGTGTTGGAAACAAGAAAAGCCGAACCCCTATAAAAGAAAAATCCAACTCGTGATGGCGGCACTTGTTGGAAATTCTTGATATAGTGTTCGGCTTTTCAACCTAACTTTATCCGTAAGATTTCGTTTCTACAAGACCGCCATTCTTGTTTCAACGATGCAAATGTACGCACAATATTTTGATATACCAAATTATTTTGCATTTTTTAAGAAAATAGTTATTCCACCATAAACGCAATACAAGCCCGCTAACGCCATAAAACATGCAAGCCCTACAACTATACCACTTTCGATATAAAAGTGTTCTACAAGCGCTCTAACGGCTAAATTAAGCAACAAATAATGTACGGATAGTATATTCATAATAATTTTTTCTTTAATATGTCTTCTATGTTATCATAATCTTTATAAGAAATCTCTATAAGTTTTATCTTGTGCTCCTTACAATATTGGCGCAAAGAAGTGTCGCGTTCTTTTTGCTCTAAGAATCTCTTTTCTCCACCGAAATAATCAACATCAGTATAGTGCTGCAAACCATTGTATTCTATGATGATATTAAAATTTGGTATAAAAAAATCAACACGTAAGTTTTTTCTGTTACAAAAAGTGTATTCGTTAGGAATATTATATTGTTGTAAAAAGACAAAATTGTTTTTATTTAAAAATTCAGAAACTTTTTCCTCACCTAAAGACCGTTTACAAGAAGGACATCCGTGTCCTTCTTTGTGAACTTTTGCTATTTGTCTAAAAAGTCCATGTTTGGGGCATATTATATCTATGTAGTCGTCAGCTGACTTGTAAATTGTTTTGGAATAATCGTATTTGTTATTGTGTATTTTAGTACAATCTTCTATGAATTTATTCTTTGCTTTTCTGATTTTACGTCTTGCGTTTTGTATGTCCGCACATTTCCCACACCCACCACCTTTAAGATGATTGTTTGGTGTTATCCAAAATTCGCCGTGTTCTCGACAAATAATACAGACTTTTGTTTTATTACCGTCATAAACAACTTTGTCGTAAATATATCTATCACCGTGTATTTCTTTTGCTTTTTCAATAAATTCTTCTGTCGTTAATTTCTTTGTGCCGCCACAAGCATAACATCCCTTACCACAAAGATGTTCTGCTGGTTTCTGCCAAAACTCTCCGTGAATCGGACAGATTATACAAACCTTTGTATGTGTGTTTGTGTATTCAACCTTTGAATAGTCGTACTTGTCTCCGTGAGTTTCCTTTGCGCGTTTAATGAATAATTCGGTTGTCATTTTTCTTTTTGTAACTCTTGATTCTATTCCGCATTGTGGGCAACCTTGACCTTGAATGTGAGAATACGGCTTCATTAAAAAGTCACCATGTATGTTGCAAGATATGGTTACAGGTGTGTGCATATTCACATACTTTACTTTTGAATAATCATACTTGCTTCCATGAATCGCTTTTGCGCGTTCAATAAAAATAGATAATGTTAATCTGTCTGGCATATTGCTAATCTTTAATTATGCTAATCGGTGCAAGGTAGGAAAGGCGATTAGCTTGCCCTTGTCAGTCGGTAGCTACTCCGACCTATCCTACAATGCAAAGATACGAAAAAATATCCAATCTACCAAACTAATTAAGTCTTTTTATAACTTTAATACCTCCGTATAAACACAGCAAAGATAATAGTGTCATTATAAAACTACAAGTAATAATAACATTGTCTGTAGTTTCGTAATTTTCTACAAGCCAACGAAACGGCAAATTTAGCGTTATTAGATATGCGCATCTAAAAGAATACTTGCAAAGTTCAAGCGCAAAACAAAGAATCCATATAAGTAAAACGTCAAGCCAATCAATATATACAATATCGGCAATAAAGAAACTTATAGGCATATTGTATATTATATTTTCTTCTGCGTCAACTATTGTATTGTTTGTTATTATAGAGTGTATTGTTTCTACATAACCTACAAGCAATATGAATGCAAGCACAAACGGAATAGTCTTACCCAAGCGGATAAGAAGTTTTCTAAACAGTGTTACCATATAATTGCCTATGTTTTGCGTTTAATACTAACTTTAATAACACCAGTATTGGCGAGTAGTGTTGGGTGTCCTACGTTGCCAACGTTGCTTTTTCGTGTTGTTGGTCTTAAAGATGCGGACTGTTTTATCTGTATCTTCCCTTTGCGTTTTCGCCTCTTAGGTGTCGCCATACAATATCGCTTTTATCCGTTCAAACTTTTCTTTAGAAATAAGCGCACTACCATGCTCCTTATTACATATAAAAGCAAATTGTAATGCGCCTATTTTGTTGTCTTTAGAACAATCCATTATCCTTTTTATCCGTTCTTTCCTTGTAGTCCTTAACCGCGCTTTCAAAGTCCTTTTTCAAGTCACGCAACCTTTGCTGTTCGCTTTCACTAAGACGCGGGCAACCCTTACACCATGATTGGAAATTGGGGATTGTTTGACCGTATTCGTGCGCAAAAAGGCAATAGTCATACCATTCCATGATGTTCGACCAATCATGCAATCCGTTGTCAACAGAAAACTTTATTACTTCGTGAAAATCGAAATAATAGTCGCCCAAGCAAGCAATAGTACCAACATCGCCAGCAACCCAAATATCATCCGTTTCAACGGCTATTTCGTGGGATTTGCAAAACGCTACAAGGTATTCTTTACAAATATCCTCGTAACGCTTTGCTAAGTCGTTTTTCTTAGTGTTCATACGCCAAGTGTTTCTGGGTTTTATGGAAATTTAACAAGCATACCTCGCATAGTACCTCTTTCAAAGGTTTTGTATTCGTACTTTCCTTGCTTCAGGTGGTTGTATATTGTTTGTTTTGTACATCCAAGCCTTTTTGCAAGTGTAGAAACACTAACCCATTTTTCTTGATTATTTTCCATCGCCTACGCCCTCCCCTTGTTTTTCTTGCACCATAGCCTCTTGCAAGGCATCAATTTCCTCTTGTGTCTTTTCCTCGTCGGTCTTCTTGTGAATGATGACCGCCTCTTTCATGCCATCCAAGTATTTCTTTTCGTTGTCGATAAGTGCATCAACGAATTGCAGGTTAGTCATATCATCGGTGTGTTCCGAAAGAATGATTTGTTGTTTCGCAATGTTGTGCAAGTATTGTTCATAGACAAGGAACGATGCAATCTCGGTTTCGTCGATAGAATACAACGGAGAAAAGATATTTGTTAGCCACAGGTCAATATACCAGCAAATATTGTACTCGGTCTTATCATCTTTGTTTTTAATGATTTCAAACAGTTTTGAATAGGAACGTCTGACCTGCCCTTTTCCATCTTTCCACGTGCTATCGTTAGCAAGAGCAATTTCGATAAAACGTTTTGTGTAAAGATAAGGCCGTGACACACCAGCAACGGTAATGCTACGGAATACGTGTTGATGTGCGCCAGTTGCGATAATAGCCCAATCTTCGTTAATTGTAAGCCTAAGACCTTTATCGTCAAAGTAGATTGACTTAGTTTCCCTTGTCTTATCAATGTGCAAAATAGCACACTTTAAACGCTTTTCAAGGTCGCCTTTCGTTGGTTTCTTTTGTTGTTGACTAATCATTTTCTTCTATATGTTTAATTCGTGACTTTATTTGTTGTATGGCATTTGGCACGGAAGATGTCGGATATTCTTTCACAACATCTTCCAAGATTGCCAATTGTGCCTTTAGTTTGTGGTATTCGCAACTACCAAACATCACTTGTTTTTCTTTTGCAATTCGTTATAGATAACTCCCAAACGCATAACAATTGTTTCGTGCTTGGATGGAACAGCACCGCGAATGTTGTTGTCACGGTTGTATGCGGTTATGAAAGCAATTGCCTCCTCGTCGTTGTGGATATGGTCAAAGAAATACTCATTTTCGGGCATCTCTACCTTTTCCTCGTTTTCGGGCGTTTCGGTCATTTCCTCGGTTTCTTGTGCAAGACGCTCGGCAGCCTCCTTTGATTGTTCGTCAAGGTCGGCATTTTCGATGTCCTTTGTGTCCATATACGACGGCACAACGAAAATCTTGTCTATACCGTTGAAACGTTCCTCGGCAAATACTTTCTTGATACGTGGCTCTTTGTCCGTGTCGGCATTGAACGTGCAAACGGCATAAGCCAAATCACCCAACAAAAGTTTTGTTACGGCCACACCATCCTTAAAAGAATCTTTTTTGTTCCACTCTTTTAAAGGAATACTTGGTATGTTCAAGTAATTACAAACTTCTTTTTCAAATCTAATTCCCATAGTTTTTCTTGTTTAAATTGTTAATATTCAAAAAACTTGGTGCAAAGATACAAAGACTTTTTGAAATATGCAAAACAATTTGAAATATTTAACTATTTCGTCGTGCCACAAATTTCCTGTGCCCTCTTTATTTGTTTCATTCCCCTTTGCGTGGGATTGCCCTTTTTATCACACTCTACCAATATTTTTGTACGTGAATTGATGGTGTACCAACGATAACCATTCTTTAACATCGCTTTTTCATAACGATGCGCTTTTTCCAAGCCCCTACGGTCACTCTCCGTAACCGTAGGACTTGCACTTTGTGATACCCAGTTAGTTTCGTTCATAGTCACAAATTATTGTGTTATTTTACCTACCGTTTCATTGCCCTTAAAGGCTTTGAACGGCATTACCTCGGTTCGCTTTTCCACCAAGTCACGGATAATTGACGCTGAATAGATATTGTCGGGGTTTTCGTCGCTAAGACGTTTCGCAACCATCAATGCCGATGCCTTATCCATGTCGGTGTTTACGCTTGTTTGTTTGCCCGTGTTAGGGTCATAGCAAAAGACACCCCAAGTTTCCTTTGGTTCGCCTACAAGTTTGTGATTTAGTTCCGCCTTATAGAAAGTGAAAACCTTGTCATCTGGTAGGTCTATTCTTATGCAACCCTCGCGTAATGACTTTGTTCTTTGTTCCTCGCCTAATTGCCAAGTTTCGGGCATCTGCATCCATTCCATGATTTTGTGGTAAAGACGCTCGGCTTCATAACTCACTTCGCGTCCTGATGTGCCATGTGCATAGTAGCCCGTCCAGAACTTAACAAAGCGGTCGAAAGCCTTATCAAACATATTCATTTCACGCGCAATTTCGTTTTTACGTGCGTTTAGTTGGTCGATAAGGTAATCTACTTCGCCATAGATGAAATACGCGGCCATAACGCTTGCATGTGTAACGCAAAGCAAGTTGGCGATACGTTGGAAAACGCCTAATTCGGTGGCCTTTTCAAAATCAAGTCCACGTACACCTGTTGTTTGAACACGGTGCTTAATATCATCTGCAACCTCTACGCCGCCGATGATGTCGAGTTTCTTTTCATGCCTCATATTTCTTTATATTTGTTTTTAGTCTTTGATGCGTATAGCCCAAGGCATAACCATTCAAATTCAACTTCATGTGAATGTAGGTTGATGTTTATTGATGGTACTAAATGCCAAAAATAAAAGTCGATTTGTACTTCTATTTTGAAAGTGCAATAGATATTTTTCATGTCGCAATGATTTTCTTTATGATGTCAATTGAACGGATGCCGTTGTAGCCGATAAGTTTTGAATATGGATAATTCACAACTTTGGCATATTCGGGCTGTGGGTCAAACACGATATTGAAATCAAAGTCACAAAGTACGCTATGCAAATGGTCGATAGGATGCTCATCAGCATTTGTGTACTTTGGCGAATAAACCGATGCAAGAAACAAGCCATTGATACCCATTTCACGTTTCAATGCGATAAAGGTACTTGGTACATGTGCCTCTTTATCCTCGAATACGTTTACCGTCGGATTTTCAAGGTACATAACCTTCGGGTTCCAAAGTTCCATGCCTGTCAAGTTGTAGCCATGTTCTTTGAACGTCTTTTGTGCCTCAATGTACCATTCATCGCCACAATCCACGTAGTTAGGCACATCGTCATAATCAAGACCTAAAAGCGTACAAATGGCACACTTGAAACAATCCCCGTGTCGTGGGTCATCTATTCTTTGATATACCTTTTCCATAACTTACAAAATTATTTCTTTTTTAATTCTACGCAACCTCAATGCGTGTTGTAATTCGTGGACGTAGAGGATAATAAACGGAGTGTCATTGGTATCTTCATCGTCATAGTCAGAAGTGACAACAATGCAATAGCCACAATCGCCTGCACCCTGTAGCATCAATCCACCACCAACCCACGTTTGTGGAAAGAACTTCTCTTCTTCGTTGTTGTAAATCCAACCGTTCTTTTCAAGGATTTCACGTGTAAGAGGTATTGGTTTGATGAAAGATATATCCAAGAACCAATTACAATTATCAATTCTTACCAATATGCAAGTTTGGCCTTCTTCTATTGCGTCAATTTGTGCATATACTTTTTTCTCATGGGTAGAGTCAACACATTCGACCCAATCCCCAATCATCAATTCTTTTGCTTCCATAATTAAACTGGCAAATTAAATTGTTCGACGATACTTTTTACTGATGGCGCAATAGCCGTTTCAGGGTTTCCGAAATCGAAATATTCTACTGCCTGTGGGAATTGTTCACGAATACGTTTTTCGTAAGCCAAATCAACAAAAACGGTTACAAGTTTGTCATACAAAATATATCCGTCGCTTTCGTATCTGCTTATGTCTTTTTGTAAACGTGTGATTGCCACGTAGTCATCCGCACTAACGCTAATTGTTTTAAGAGGTGGCAACGGCGTATTGTCTTTCAAATACACTTCTGTATAACTACCGCTACCACCATTGATAGCATGAAAACCGATACGTGAATGCTTTGAATACCAATCTTTGTTACCGTTAAACGCTTTTACTACGTCTTTCGGTACATAGCGGTCGATAAGGTCAAAAACCAATTTCTTTAGTTCTTCTTGTTTTTCCTTAATCTTTTCGCTATACTTGGCCTGACGCATTTTTGATGCTGCGTTTTTGGCCATGTCTTTTGTAATTCTAACGTTTGACATAATTCTTTCTTAATTATTTGTTTCGTTTACTATCTTGGTTAACGCGGCTTTCGTCTTGTATATAACGCTTTTGTAGGGTACACTTGCGGATGACGGAATAACCGCCAACACAAGATGTAACACTATTGCGCCGTGTGTAGCGTAGGCAAGTATGCTTTACCGAACATTCGTCACCTTTGCATTATATATGTGTAGGCATATTATTCTTTTTTATTTCTTAAAACATACCATTCGCGCAAAGTAGTAACAATATCGCTTGGATTATCTCCATCCGTGAACATTCTCATAGGGCAAACTGGAAAGTCATTGTGAACAAGCCATAATTCATCACAAAAAACACTTACATTATAACATCTACATGCGCAGTCTTTTAAATATTTGTTTTTCTTTTCTTTTTGGTAGTTTCTCCACCATAATAATAACTTTTTCATAACTATTTTGTTGTTTTAAGATAAAAGGTTTTTGAATACACCGCCTTTATTTACAAAAGACAATGTGCTTACTTTAATATAATTAACGCCATTATGCCTAAATGGTACGCATGTTTCACCATCAAACATGTATTCGTATTTAGCGTCAACAAGCACAATGTGCTTGGGAAAACGCAAATTGCGCTCCAAGCCACTGTGCGAGTGCAAGAATGTTAGTCCATGTGACATACGCTTACTGATTTTCGTTAGGGTTATCGCCTTGGTCTTTTACCTCCTCGGCATCGGCAAATCCTGCAAACTTATCGGCAACGGCTTGCGCTTTCGCCATATCGACCTCGTTATCATTATCAACGTAATCATACTTGTTACGTTCATACATAACGCTTTGGTCGGCTTGTATGGCATCACTTAGTTCAACTGACAAAGGAGCATTCTTTGAAATGTTCAACTTTGTAACCGTCTTTAATGCCATCATGTCGAAATCGGTAGTCCACTTTGATGCTGCCTTTACCTTTGGGTTTGTCGAGCGATAAGTCTGCGAATAACGTTTTGCATGTTCCTCAACCTCGGTTTTAGACATATAGAATACCGATTCGTAGCCGTTAAGCAATCGAAAATGTGACACGTAGCCGACAATGGGTAACTTTGCACGTTCCTCGTCGTTTTCCACGAACTTGAACTTCAATTCTCCCGAAAGGCGGTCACGGCCAACCAACTCGCCCTCGCGGATTTCAGTTGCATTGATTGACTTGAACATTCCCGTACGGAGTGCCAACTGTACAAAGCCGCGCCAGCCGAGCTGGAATTGCGCAACCGTAATGCCGCGCTTGTTGTCTTTGTACGGCAATACGTATGCGAAGCCGAGAGAATTGTCAAGCGGCAAGTTCAATGCCGTTGCTTTCATAGCCGCGAACATCAGCGTGTAAGGTTCACATTCTTGCAACATAACGTTGTTAGCCACAAGAGCGGTCAAGTTGTTTACAAAAGAGCCTTTGCGTTCACCGAGAACGTCGGAAAGATACTTTTGTGTAGATGGGTTTGTGATTGTCTGGTTGAACAATTTCAAGCCCGTAGGTTTCTTTTCGTCTGCCATGATTTTACTTTCTTTAAAATGTTAGACAATATATTATTTTTAGCTCTTAACCTTGATTTGGCAATAGCCTTTTCGCTTTTGCGTCTTGGTGTACTTTTCAATAATCTTCTTAGACTTACGCGGATATTGCTTTATCAAGTCCTCCACGTAGCGTTTAGCGTCGAATGACTTGCTTTCCGACGGCGCGACTGCGACGATTGAGAAATATTCATTCTTGATAGACTTTATATCATGTTCAAGCATGAAATCGTAAAGCCTTTTCTTGAACTCCTCAATCTTTGTTTCGCGTTGCTTTATTTCGGCAAGAACTGTGGCCATGTCGGTCATTTGGTTTCTCACCTTTTCGGGCAACAAGTTGGCATCTATTTCGTCGCCCTCGTAGTATTCCGTGAACGTTTCCAAGAAATCGTTTACAAGGTTCATACCACGCATGACATCAAAGTACATAGTTGAAAAGTACACTTGATGCACGGTAAGGCGTGACGGGTCAAATTCGATACCGTTTTCAAGGTCGAGGCCGTCGGTAGAATAGTGTACCAAGAACACCTTTACCTTCCAATCGCTACCAAGTTTCTTTGCGCGTTCCGTTGCAAGTAGGTTGTGAATGAAAAGTTGAGACTCGTAAGTTTGGCGTGTTTGTTCAAACGTGTACTTCGTAGTCTTAACCTCATAGACGTTCAACACCTTGCTGGCATCGTCTTGTAAAACCAAGTCTGGGTGTGAAATCAACTTGCAATTCTTTGTGGAATATTTCTCGCTTACCCAAAGAGGATTGCTTTCATATCGTGGGTCTTGTGCCTTTAGATGTGAATAGACAATCATTTCCAAATCGTCACCAGCCTGAATGGCGGCATTCTTAGGGATTTCAACTTGTGGTATCAATCCCTTAACGACGGCCAAACGCTTATAAGCTGATTTGGGGATAGTTCCTAACGCGGCAATTTGCGAAAGCATCTTACCGTCCGACGAGCCAAGGCAACCAACACGGGTAGCGGCTACGTCCTGTTTGTAATCTTTTACTTCTTCCATAACAATTCCTAATGTTAAATTTAAATCTTTTGTGGTGCTTGTAAATCTTCAAACCATATTTCCATACCACAAGCCATAGCAACACATAATTCTGTATGACAACCAGCAGACCTGTTAAAGTTGTGCATAAACATGATAACGTCGCAATCAAGCAATGCTTTCAAGTCAAGTTTCATGTATTCGTTAGTTGTAAGCCCAGGCTGGAAATTGTAGCCAAGTGGATTGAAAACGTCATAGCCACGTCCGCGTAGTTTCACTTCCATAGCCAAGGCCGTTTCCTTGCGCTCTTCCAAGTCGTAGCCGCTAATCGGTAACGACAGGTACACTTTCTTGTTCTTGTTCTCCATTATCTTTTTCTTTTTTAGTTTTAATAATTGTTATGTCGCGGCAAGTAACGTTGTTCGTAATAAAACTATTTCCTTTGTACTCGTTCTTTACCGATGTAAGACGTCCAAAGACCGAGGCACGCTTGCCGCGATGTGCCTTTACATTACGCAAATACGCAACTTGTCGCTTATCAAAAACAAAGATGCGAATGTACGTTTGCGAATGTGTCCTTTCGGTCGAGTCGGCAAACTCTTTCATATACGAATTGATGCAAAGCGAAAAAGTAGCATATTCTTTCCCGTCTTGCGTCTTACCGTACTTGTAATCGTCGCCGATAACACCCTCTAACATTACTATGTTCTTATCCATGCGTATTGAATTTGTTGCAAAGGTACAATAAATATTTTAAATACACCAAAATATTAACACTTTTAACTTTTGGCCATTTCTTTTGATAAATATTGTTCAATATCATATTTGTTATAAATACCAAGCCACAAGCCAATCTTTTTCTTTATCGACGTATAACTCGGCATACGATTTACCATGTTTCCGTGCCACCGCCAAAGCGTTTTGCATAAGTTCGCGGCCAATGCCTTGCTTGCGGTTCAATTCAAACACTGATAGGTCGCAAATGAAAGCGGTAGAGGGGTAGTCGTCATCAAGTTTCACGCAGATAATTCCGATACCCTTTTTGTGAACTATGTCAATAGACGTACCCCAATACCACGTATTCGTGTGGCAAAGATAGTTGTTGAATGTGGTGGTCATAACTTATAGCAAAGATAGTTGAACATTGCCGCAATCATCCAAAACGATGCACGGTCAACATCGCCAGTAAAATACCGCCACATTGCAACAATAACACACACAAACACACACAATGCCTGTAAATCCCTACCTTTAACGATGGGTACGTAAAATCTAATTTTCTTTTTCATAATTCTTGTTGTTTTACTGATTTATCATACATTTCATTTAATTGCTCGATAACCTTATACCTGTCTTTATTTGGTATTTCGTAAAGATTGAGCCTAATCATAAGAGTGTTCAAAACTGGGTCGTTCAATTCAGTTGCACGTTCAGCAACTTGCGCAAGTAAGTTTCTAAACACATTCCAACACACAGCATACATACCTTTTTCTCTGTTTTCGCATGCTTCTTTTAAGAACTGAGGTGTATTCACATCAAAAGACAATTTGTCACCCATGTTAAACACATCAAGTTTTGTTGGTATAACTTTTGTTTCCATAGCCTTATTGTCTTTTTAATTTATTTTCGTATTCTTTGCGCTTTAAATTCCAATCTGGTAGCCACTCCGAAAGTGTTGCAACGTCTTGTGCGTTATATATGATTGCAAGCACATACCATTCTGCACCCCTTTCGTTGTTTGCTTGCTTGATTGCCATTATATATCCACGATTAGTTTCTTTTGAAAAACAAATTTCGTAGCCACTTGCCAATAATTCTTCTTTACTATTTACTTCGTAGTAAACATCATCAAAGCCTTCAAAGAAAGCTGGCCTGTATTTTTTTATTTTCATAATCCTAATATATTTTAATTGGTTTAAGTTTTTCGATACCAAGTTTCACACGTCGCACCGCGTCACCGAATTTCTCGTAGTAGGCGAATATCCAAAGTTCATCCTCATTCTTTCCGTTGAATTGTGAATATACCTCCCAATATTCAT